ACCTAACGGAGATGCTTCTAGTTTAAAGACTATATCTATCCCTTAGTTTTAAAAGGAGGTAAGCCTTTCTTTGCACGATACTCATTCGCTATGATGTCGTTACGAGATAGTCTTGTCTCCTTTTTGCCTAGTTTTTTTTGTATTGTCTTATAAATTTTTGTAATTATAGGTTTAAAAACTCTTAGTAATAATGGTGTTGCAGCAGCACCAGCCGTAGCCACAACTGCGATTGCGACTGTAGTAGTGGTCTGATTTACAGAAGGCAAAAATTTCTCTGCAACCGTAGTAGACTCATATAATGTCTCACAAATTTGTGCTTTAGGATTATTAGGATCTTCTATTAACTGATGTCCAGTCACTCTCTCATCACCAGCCTGAGTTATGTCACCAACTCTTAGGTTTGCAGGGCCTGGGCAAGGAACTTCTTTATCTTCTGTTGGAGTTTCAGGTGGTTCAACGTCTGCTTCAGGAGGGCCTAAAGGGTCTCCTGTATCCACACCAGATGTTACTTCTTCTGGTTCTCCATATACTGTCTGCCAGTTCAATTCATCTGCTTGATACTCAGGTGGTTCAAAGTATGGCATACCACCATCACATAAGACTACGTTCTGATCAGGGTCATCATTGACCAGACTACTACTCTTATTACCTGATGATGCGTTCTCCTTGTGCATCTTGACACACCCAGGCATATCCACTATAGGAACTCCTACCTGTACCGTTACAGGAGAAACAATAGGCAGTGCTTGTGGTGGTGCTGCCATCCACGGTGGAGTTATATTACTAATTCTAATCTCTCCAGTATTGATAGGTCTAACATACCTTATCATACCGTTTTGTGTTGTTATGTTTGGTATATTATTTAGTGTCATCGGGCAACCTCAAACCCTTGACAGGGCCAGATGTCTCTGGCCATGCTTCCTTTAATTGATTATATACTTCTTCTGCAACTACTTCTTTTATCTGTTCTAGTTGTGTTGCCTCTCTTTTAGAGGGCCCGTTAGTTATATTGTCAATTATCTGACCACCACTTATTCCACCAGCTGCACCTACAACTGCTGCGGCAGTTACTGTTGTTGTCATTTTTTGTAAGTCCATTAGTCGTCATCCTTATGTCTATCAAGTTCGTTTTGATAATGTTGCCATGTTGCGCCACTAGTAGAACCCAAACATGGGTTGGCACAATCAGGATTTTCGATCACGTTACATACTAACCCTGCTAGGTCATGAGGACAGGCTTCTTTTCCTGATTCTCGCCAATATAATTGACCATCAATCCAAGTAGCACCGCACTCATTACATACCTTAAGCATTAGAAAGGTAAGGGCACAGGTGACATTGGTTCCGCTGGAGCTGTTGGTGTTGGTAAATCCATAGATCCTTTTCCAAGAGATCCTAAACTTCCTAGTTTAGAGGAAACTGCATCCATTACTTTGCCTTGGACGTTCTCGATAATCGCATCCTTACGAATATATACATACCCGCCAAGACCAACGACGGTGAGAGAGATAACACCACTTGCAATAGCGATTCCATTTACGATTTTTTGTAACATGATTATTTTGTATCAGGGACAATTTTGACAGGGCCTGACTCTATCCTAATGGTTTGAGCAGGAGCAGTTTCAGATGCTTTTTGAATAAGAAACTCCATGTCTTTCTTGGAGATGTTTGCACCTCCACCGTTTGCACCACCTTTCTTGCCAGCTTGGACGCCGAATGTCGCCAAAACTCCTGTGAATACTGATGCTATGAAGGTCGGATCAAGATCCTGTTTAGGTATTTTAAGAGCTGGTGGCAACTCAACGTATGCGAGAGTTAATATCGCTCCACTCCAGACCAAGATACCTAGCCGTACAAACGTACTCAGGATCATCATTTGCTCTTCTTTGTCTTCAGCAGCTTCTTTTAACTTACCTAGAAGACCCTTTGGTTTTTCCTCTTTCTTAGGAGGAGTTTTTGGTTCTGCCATAGTAAAATATTATAACCTTATTATATATTAGAGTTTAAATCCGCTAAAACTATCCTTCTTAATATCCTGTTTTATACCACCAACAACATAAGATTCCACCTCTGTCTCCTGTGGTGCAACTTGTAATCCCTTAGAAGAGATCCAATGTTGTGTCCAAGGTAAAGGATTGTTCCTTAGTGGTTGATCGTAGATAGGGTCAAATCCAAGTGCTTTCATTCTCTTGTTGGCAATCCACTCAACATATTGACTGAGTAGTTTATCATTCAATCCTATCATACTACCATCTTTGAATAGGTATTCAGCCCATTCTTTCTCTTCTTTCACTGCGTTCTTAAACATACTGATAACATTATCTTTTTCTTCTTCTGCTATTTGTTGCATCTCTGGATCGTCACCATTCATCCAGTTCTTCATTATGTTCTGTGTGAGAACTAGGTGCTGGTTTTCATCCCTACTGATGAGGGAGATAATTTTTGCTGATCCTTCCATAAGCTTAAGCTCTCCAAATGCAAACGAGCATGCAAAGGAGACATAGAACCTAATTCCTTCCAAAATGTTGACGTTTGCAACCGCTTTGTAGAGTTTTCTTTTGAGTTCATTTGTTGAGTTGTCTTTTACTTGTGTGTTTTCCCATCCATCTTTCCACAGGTTACTTTGACCCCATTGTTGGGCCTCATTTATAAAGTCATCGTATGCCCGAGTGACTGACTTAGCTCGGTCTAAAATTCTTTCATCATTGAGAATGGTATCGAATACTTCCGATGGGTCTGAGTACACATTCTTGATAATGTATGTATATGATTTTGAGTGTATCATCTCCATAAACTGCCATACATTCATAGCAGATTCTAGTTCTGGTAATGCAGTGTATGGTGCAAAAGCCATTCCAGGCCCACGACCTTGCACTGAGTCTAACAGTATTTGATACTTTAGATTAGATGTGAAGATGTGTTTCTGTTCTGGACGTAGAGATTGGTAGTCAGCCCTATCTTTTTGTAAAGATACCTCCTCTGGTCTCCAGAAATACCCTAGCATTTGAGTAGTAAGTCTATCAAACACTGGATATTTAAAAGAATCATACCTCTGTACACCCAAAGGTTTACCAAAAAACATTGGTTGTTTCTTAGTATCTACTTCTTCTGAATTAAAGACGGTCATGCCGTCAGGTCTAGATGGTGCAAGAGTCACAAGCTTCTTCCTCTGATAGTTCTGTTAATAGTTTTTCTAATTGTGGTTTCACTTCTTCTACATCATCAGGTTCATCACTCTTCATATCATATGTGTTCTGGTAATAAGATGTCTTCCAACCATATTTGTATGTGGTCAAGAAATCTTGTGCCATCACAGAAATAGGCACTTCGTTGTCGGGATAGTTCTTAGGATTATAACTCCAGTTTCCACTGATAGCCTGATCAAAGAACTTTTGCATTACTGCAACTACCTTGATATACCCAGCATTACTCTCCATATCCCAGAGAAGAGTGTAGTTATTTTTTAAAGTTCCATAAGACGGAACCACTTGTTTAAGAGGCCCTTTCTTTGACTTCTTAATGGACAGGTAGTCTCTAGGTGGTTCGATTCCATTTGTTGCATTTGACACAACGGAACTGCTCTCCGAAGGCATCTGTGCGGACAAAGTGCTGTGCCTGAGTCCATGTTCCATGATAGATGCTCTAAGAGATTCCCAATCATATTTTAATTCTACGTTACTGATTTCATCTACGTCGTTCTTATATGTATCAATAGGAAGAATTCCATCAGCGTACTTTGTACTTTGGAAATCAACACATGCACCTTTCTCTCTAGCAATCTGGTTAGATGCTTTGAGTAGATGATACTGGAAACTTTCAGTAAGTCTATGTACCGCATCCCAGGCGTCTTGTGAGTCATATTTTAACCCATTCTTAGCAAGATAATGTGCCAAACCAATGAACCCTACTCCAAGAGATCTACGACCCAATGTGGCTAATTCAGCGGCTTTAACAGGGTAATCTTGATAGTCAATCAACTCCTCTAGAGACCTCACAGAGAGGTCACAGAGTTCCTCTAACTCATCTAACTTGGTCAATTTACCTACGTTAATGGCAGATAGGATACAGAGTGCAATCTCACCATCTATGGCATCGATATGTTGGATAGGTTCTGTAGGTAGAGTGATCTCTTGACATAGATTACTCATACTTATCTTGTCCTTAAAGGAAGAATGATCGTTACAGTGATCAATATTCATGATGTAG